AAACGGAAGTCTACACCAGCAGTATAATCTGTTGGTAATTCTTCCATGTCTGGATCCATTAATGCTGCCTTAATGATCTGGAAGATCTGTGGGCCAATAATGAATCTACGGATTGGATTCTCCGGTGCTTGGTCGTCTGCGATAGGATTATCGTTTACGAACCCTTGGAATACGTATGAACGCTTTTTCCAATACTTACGGCCCATGTCTTCAAGACTTGCGTCTTTAAACCAACCGCGTACTTCTGCAAGGATACCACAGTTTTCGCCGTACATTTCCATACAAGGAACTTGTACTTGTACTGGACGAGATGCTGTGTCTCCTTTAACACCTGCGAACGGAAGTTTGATCATCAAACGTTCTGCCCAGAAGAAAGTGTTATCTGTGTTGCCATCTGGAAGGAAACGCATCGTTGCGTTTTCGCCTTCTTTAATATTCCAAAATGGGTAAATTGGGTTTGGACCTTGATTCTGTCCGCCGCCTGATGAGCGTTGTTCTTGCTCTTTAAGTTTAGCTCTGATTTCTGCTAATGATGCCATAATTATATGCCTCTTTCGTTGTTATTGCCTAAATGTTGTAGCATTATTGCTACAAGTGCCTTTTAATGTTACAGCACAGTTATTATTATATAACAGATACTGAACAATGTCAAGTCTTTTTTTAAAGAAAAAGAAATAAAACTTATAAGTGGGTTAGCGTAGTCCTGCTAACTCACGAATTCTGTCATGCTCGCCTGTGTCTGGTGCTTCCATTTGCTGTGGTTGTGTTTGCATTTGAATCTCTTCAAACTTTGCAGTTACTTGTTCAATAAACTGTTTAGCAGGATTGATGTACTCTTCACCGTAGTCTTTTTCAACCATAGTTAGTACTGCTGTTTCGCCTTTTGGAAATGCTCCATTCTCACGATCAAAGTAACTAAGGATGAACTCGCCTAATGGTGTCTTTTGTTCTTTTTCTTCATGACCGTCATCTTTGCTCATTGAACCGTCTTTATCAATCTTAACGTCCATAGTGTCGTCATCGCCTTCATTCATGTCATCCCACATTGCAGATGCTTCTTCTTCGCCGTAGTCGCTATACTTGTTCATGAACTCTTCTTTGTCCATATCTTGAGCATCGTCAGTCATTTCGCGTTTAAACTGTCCTTCTCCAAACTGGCCCATCATTTCTTCAAAGCCCTGCTCTAGCTGTGCATCCTCTGGTACGCATTTGTTTACACGCTTGCCTTTGTTCTTTCCAGTACCTTTTTGTGTACCAGCTTTTTTGTAACCATCCCAGCACTTGTCTGGTCCTGCTACTTCTTCTAACTCTTCTGGTCCTAATGATTTCGCTTTGCTTGCTTCACTTACTAGGTTATAAATGTATGGAAATACATCTGCTAGTTCTTCGTTGAACTGCTTAATAGTAAGTTGGTCAATCCAATTCTCTGCAACGTCTGTAGGTACATCTTCCATCATTGGCTTAGCATATGCTGCAAATGTTTCTGCATAAAACTTTGGCTTTTGTAAGCTCTCGATTGTTTTCTTAACTGTACTAATACGTTCTTTAACTGCGTCAACATATCCTGATAGGCTTTCTGCCATTACAGCACTACGACCCATATAGTTGTTGAACTTGCGTAATTTGCTCATTTCTTCTGATAAGCCTACAATGTGTCCGCCGAACTCATCATGCGGTTTGCCGCCTTCTGCTACGTGACGTGCCATTGCTCTTGCGCCACTTAGGTGTTTGAACGGATATATAAAACGTTCGCCTTCTGCGCTTTCAATATAAATTTTGCCAATGCTGCGTGTACGCCCTGCTGCACTTTCTTGATTAACACCTTCTGTGTGCTTAATTACAATACGTGCTTCGCCTATCTTTTGGTAGCTAATACGACTAGTACCATATAGTTTTGATTCGTTCATGTTCTCGTCCTCAGGGGGTTTCGCCAAGAATTTATAATCTCTTTTATTTAAATTTGACTTTGTAATGTCTCTTACACTATAATCTAACATACGCTTTTTACTAAAAATGCGTAGTTCTTTTAGAAAATCATACCACGCTTCTCGTGTCATTTCGTCTTGATCTTCCATAAAGTCTTTACTGTATATAACAGTTAAGCCGTCATCTTCGTCGATGGCAACACTTACTTTGCCAAGTCCGTTATAATCAAAATCAAAGAAACGTGCCATAGTTGGCTCATTTGTAACTGTTCCTTGTTCGTCACCGATAGTAACTTCTGGAAATCTTCCTCTAATCTTGTTAAAAAGGTCTTCACCTATTGTATCAAATTCTTGCATAATGTATTTATCTACCTAGTTAAAAGTTACTGCTTATAAAGATGGGCATAGGTGCTTCGTAATCTTCTATGTCTTCAGCTTGTGTAAAGGTACTATATATTCTTGGATCCCAATCTTTAAGTACTGCCATCATTCTAAGCGCAAGTAATGTTGCGCTTACTAGGTCATCGCTGCCGCCAGACTTTGCTTGGTAACTACTGCCTGTTGCAACAAACGCTTTGAGCTCACTAATAAGAGTCTTGCTTCTAATCTTCATCTTATCGTTTTCTATCATAGTTTTAAGTCTACTACACGCTGTAATCTTAGTACCGTGTGTAGTGTTAAATCCTTTGCGGAACTTTCTTACGTGTCCCTTACGCATTGGCTCACTTACAAATAATCCTGGTATATTTTCTTCACCGAAGTCGTTAATAACAAGTAAACATGCTTCGCCAATGCCATTGTTTTCAACACTCCAATATATGCCGTTGGCATTGTTAGTTTCTTGTTGTAAGTATTTGCATATGTCAGCAAGTACTCGTATTTGTCCTGGTATAGCAGTTGTGTTATGTTGCCACTCTGCTACTTGTTCGTAACTAGGCAGTTCAAACACTTGTATAGCTGCGTTATCGCCTCCTGTTCCCATACTAGGGTCAAGTGCTACTGCATATGTATATTGCGCTGTAGGCTTCTTATACCAGCGTGTTTGGCCCATGTTAAGCATAGGAGCTACACCTTCCATAACAGCAAGTTTAATACTATTAATTAGTGTTTCGTCAAATACAAGGAATTCACAATTAGAACTTAATACATTATTCGTATAATATTTATGGCCATTAGCAACATCTATTAAATCGTAAACAGGTTCACTGTATCCTAACTCGATTTTATTAAGTATTTTTATATTACCTTCTGTCGTATATACAGTGTCGCCTATTATAAGCGACTCTGCTGTTTTATAGTTGTCTATATCAACATAAAATTTGTGAGTATACGTACATTCTACATATGCTCCGAGCTCAAATTCTAATCTAAGCAAGGGTTTAATCCCCATCATACTTACTCCTGCAAAATCTTCAAACCCTGTAGGTGTTAGTACTTTATATTTTTTTGTGTTTTCTTTAAAAACTTTCATTAGTTAAAGCCTTATACGAATATTTATTTTCAAAAATCCAAACTTCGTAATTGTATCCTTTGTCAATTACTGCTTGCCGTTTTTTAAGATTATTTAACAATCTAGAAATATACTTTTCTGCGCCATTGCCGTCCCACCACCACTGGCTTTTAACTTCAATTATTCTGTTTTCTTTAGGTATGTATATATCTGGATAATATTTATGTTTATGCTTGTTAACATTAACGTATTCAAATACTTCAATTGAGTAGTTCGAATAATCATCGTGTACTACAACTTCAGATTCTTGATAATTTAAATCTCTAAACAATATGTCTAATGCATACGGTTCATGTCCTCTTACGCCAACGGATTTTCCACTCGGCAATATATAATCTTTAACGGAAGCATTTCCTTTATTAATCTTACTAGGGTTAGACTTCAATAATAACACATTCTCAACACCGTATCTTTCCAAGTTAGTTTTTCTTCGCTGAATATTGCTTTTGTTCTTTTGTTCAACAGTTCGACTGATTCTACTTAAACTAGCTTGTCGGCTGTTATTGTACTTTTCGTTGCCATACTTTTCAAGCTTAGTTTTTCTTGATTTTGCTTTTTGAGTTTCTAATTTAGCCCCCCAATCAACGCCATAGTTTTCCTTAAATGTTTCTTTTGACTTTGCAAGTTGTAGTTTCTTTTGCTCGTCTGTGCGTGTACTTGCTGCACGTTGTTTATTTAATCTGTCTGTTTCTTGTTGCTCAGCTGTCCAGTTTTGCTTTGTATTAGATATAGATATTCCAACACATTGTGGTGCTCCGCAACTGTTAGCATAAGTTTCTGTTTTTTGATAAAATGTAAGAGCATTACCACACCGACACTTAGGACTAGTTTTGGAAACATATGTTTCGTAATATTCTTGATAAGTTAACTCGTGCTTTCTCAAATGACGGGTAAACTGTCCATTTGTTTTACAGTACCGGGTATTATCTATTTTTGATTTTATATATGTTGCACTCACAATATTCTCCGCTAAATTGTTGTTATGCAATTATTTATCTATCATTTTAAACAACTCGCCAATGGCGAGTTTAAATTCATTTCCAGTAGAATCTTGTAATATTAATTCTGTGTGGTGTTGCACACAACCGTACTCACGTCGGAACTTCTCTTCACCAATACGTCCAACTTCTTCTACTTTCCATGCTTCGTCACGATCTGGATGTTCACTCCAATGTGATATAAAGCTATGGAAACCGTTTGAACCTAGTTCTTGTTCATTGCCGTGGTCGTCAAACTTATTTTCTGCTTGTTTCCAAATGGTTGCAAAGGTATCTTCATCCGAGTTTGGTGTGCTTGTAATAATAGCACGACCACCTGTTGCTAGTGTAGGAGATATTGAAGTCCAAAATTCTTCAGCAATGTTGGGTTGCACAAATGCAAACTCATCACAGTATAGCAACGAGATACTCATACCACGTCCTGTGTTGCCTGTTGTTGTTTGTGCTACAATACGCGAACCATTTTCAAATTCAATCGATTGTTTGTTATAACTTGTAACACCTGCACGTATATGATCAGGACAACTTTCATACACAAAGCGTATACGTGACATAATCTCTTGTGCGCCTGTATATTTGTGTGCAGCAACTAGAATAGTTTGATCTGGTACAAACATTGCATACCATGCTAGATAGATACTAGCACACGTAGTCTTACCTGTTTGTCTAGGCATCATATTAATGTTAAAGCGATAGCTGTGATAACTATACATTAATCCTAACTGATACTCGTAAGGATCGTACAACAGTTTACCTTTTACAGGATGCTGAATATAAGCAAACTTTTTAGCAAAGTACAAGTATCCTTCATCTTGATCCATACAGGCTACTAAGTCTTCAACCTGCTCGTTGGTATATGTTTCTTGTCTGTTTGCCTTCTTTATTAAGACGCCGTCTAATGATGCTGCCATATTAGTACTTATCCTATTATATTGTCGTAGTATCCAATGTCGAACCTAAGGTCAAATAGTTTGCGCCTATCTTGTTGGATTAAAATATGTGTAGGTGCAGCGTGTTTACCGTATCTAGGCTCGCTCCACAACCACTCGTATTCTAAACTAACATCTAGTTTACTACAAAGTTTCTTTAAACGCCTACGATTATAGTTGGGTACAATGTAAACAATAGCTTGGTTGTTTTCTAAGTGTTCCCACTCTCCGCGCCATTTTGTAACTTTAATTTCGCCCTTTTTCCATGCTGCTGCACTCCAAGGACATACAGGCTTTATACTATCGAAGTATGCTTCCCAATTAATATCGTCTTTTACCATACAGCTATTTACTCAAGCAAATAGGTCCCTAAGGACCTATCTGGTTAGTGCATCTAATTATTAAGACTTACTATTTGCCACGTCCACGTCCAGCCGTTAGCTTGGTCTTCTTGCCACGTCCACGGCCTTCAGCAGCCATTTCTTCTTTTTTCAAAAATGCTGGCTTGTCATCTTTAGTGCCTTTTTTACCATCTTTGCCTGCATCCATTGGCATCTTGCCTGATTTAGATTTACCTTTAGCAGGTGCTTTACCTTTTTTCTTGTCTTGGTATGCTTTTAATGCTGCTGGTAGTTCACCTTCAGACATTTTCTTTTCAGTTAATGCTGCATACAATGCTGCTTTAATGTTTTCAATAGCCATTGGATTGTCGCCACCTGCTGTTGCTGGGTGTGATTTCTTTTGCTTGTGTAAGTCATCGCCATCTGGGATAACAGCACTTAAATCGCTATACTGTTCGTCTGGCTCATTAGCGTAGTCGCCTGCTGCTTCTACTTCCATTTCTTCTGGAGCAGATACACCTGAAAGCTGTGCTATTCTTGCAAGCTCATTTTGGCTGTCCATATTCTTGCCTTTAACTTTAATAGTGTAAGTACCTTCACTGGACATATCTTCAGTTTCTGCTTCATTCATAGAATTCCAATGCTCTTCACATTCTGCTCTGTCCATGCCTTGTGCCATGTACTTTTCACAAAAATCTTCTTTGTCCATACCTTCAGCATCGTCTATCATTGCATTTTTAACAGCGCCTTCGTCCATGTCATCTTCGCCATCCATTTCGTTAGCATATGATTCGTCTTCGCCGCCGTCTAAATCTGCAACCGCAGGAAGATTCATTTTGTCGTCATCGTGATCATGTTCTGGCTTGCCCATAATGCCTGACAAACGTTCCATATCCATACGTGGTGACATCATTGCGTCTGCTGCCGGAGCTGCATCGCCTAGTCCTGCGTTCTTCATCATATCTAACAAATCAGCTACATGTTCTTTGCCGCTTGCATTCATTGATACGTTTACTGTTACTGGATTACCTTTGTCCATCTCTGGTGCAGGTGGAGCCATTCCCATGGGGCCTTCGGCCATTCCACATTCTTCGATGTGATCCATTGATTCAATTAATTTCTTCATATTCATAATTTCAGCCTCCTACAACTGCTTTAGTATTTTCTGTGTCACCAATGTCTGTTGACTCTCCAACCGGAGCGCCTTCAGCACCACTGTGTTCATTTTCTTTACGCACAGTTTCTAGTTCTTTTAAAAGACTCATTATTCTTTCGCCGCCTACATGAACTTGCGCTCCTGGATCAGCTTCCCCCATGTCTTCTTTAGTTAACATAGCTTCGTATGGTGCATCGTCTTTAATATCTTGATACTCTTCTCTAGGATCGCCTAAATTTCGCACAATAACATATGCTTGATCAATGTTACAGCAATTACCAATGTATGCTTGTAATACTTGCGGTGTGGTTGGGTATTCGACACCAAGTTCAAAGTATGTAACTTCCATATTTGTTAACTGCGGAAAGTCTAGTGGACGTTCTTGTATTGGTGTTTTCTTACCGGAAGTTAGATTACTAGCTCCATACTTCTTAAGTATTGTTTCTAGTGTGTCTTCAAAGCCTTCTGGTAAAGGCCCTGCTACACCAATTTTAAATTCATAAGTCTTTTTAGACTCTGTTAGTACTGTTGTAAATGATCTCATTGCGCAATGATCCCTGTTCTATATGTATTATTTATCTTTATCCAAGCCTTTGAGCTTTTCTAAAAGGCTATTTCTATCAGTAACAACATATCCAGCGCCGTTGACTATATCGCCTTCGCCGCTTACTTTGCCGTCATTATCCTGCTTTTGCTTTTTAAGTTGTAGCTCAACTACTTTTAATTTATTATTAAGTTTAGCTACTTTAGCATCTAAACTAGTTTTAAGCAGTCCGCCAGCAGTTTCAAATACTCTGCCACTATAACGACTTTCTACATTCATACCTAAATCCATTAGATCATCGTATGCTTGCATTGCTTTGTCAGCAATCTCATTAAGCTCGTCGTCTGCCATTTTACCTAAGCCTTTTATAGCAGGTAATGCACTAGCAATTTTATCAAACTCTTCTATGTCACGGAATGTTTCAACTACATTTGCCATTTCATGCTTTGCTTGCTCTGCTTCTTGAAATTGTGCTTCTTTTATAATTTCTTTTGAGTCAGGTAAATTTAGTAGGTCTTCTAATTTTTTAGTCATTTAAACTTTCCATTATATGCTACTATTATTTATCTTTTCCTTCCTTGATGGAATATATCATCTTCAGTAACAATACGGAATAGTATTCCTTTTTGTTTACACCATGCCCTTGCAGCTTCCCACTTGGCTTGATTTACTACATAATGTGCTTGATTGTGTTTGCTATTACCAAGGCGTTCTCGCATTGCTTGATTAGCAGGTTTAACTTCAATTAGTTCTACACGCTTTTTAGTGCTTTTATCTGCATATGAAATAAAGAAGTCAGGCACATAAACAGTTTGTTTACCGGTCAGTGGGTTGCGGTAAGGTATACGTACAGCTTCACTTGCCCATTGTTCTATTGCAGGATGTTCGTCGCAGAACTTCATAAAAGTAAATTCCCAACCTGAACGGTATGTAGGAACTTTATTACCTATGTATTTTTCTGGATTTTTTAGATTAAATTTACCTTGAGCAAATCGACCCATATCATATCACTACGTTGCGTTGTTCAAATAATTCAAACTGTGACGATTCATCTCTAAATCCTAATACACTAGTTTTTTCTCTATTAAAGTTAAGTATTTGTGCAACGATAAGACTTAGTTGTACGTCAGTTACACCTTTAAGTGTATCTATTAATTGCTGTACATTTAAGTCATCAATTTTAGCTTGTTGTAATAATACACTTGCTGTATTAATTGCAGCAGTTTTATCAAAGCCTCTTTTAAGAAAATAACCAATAACAGCATCAACTTCGCTAGGATTATAACTAATTTCTAAATTATAAAAGTTATTAAAAAATTCTGTAGTTATGTCTTTGTTTTCCATAATTAAGTTCCGTATCCTAGATCAGTTAGTGCATTTGATGCAATTTGTGTTAAATTCTGATCGCCTTGTGCAATTTGAGATCTTAAATCTGATTCGTATGCTGCTTTTACTGACGGCGTTGCACTATTGTAATCAGCCATTGTAGTATTAGGCAATGCTCCGCTATTAATTAATGCAGGCATTACTTGACTTGCAACTGCGGGTATTGATAGTAGTGAATTAATAGTAGTCGGTGACATCATTCTACCATTGTTTGACGCAGATGTCGAAGGAGTTACATTGTTTTGTGGATCAGGTACTGGTAGTTTATTTTGTGATAAAACGTTAGATACTATGCCGCCTATTACACCAGTTGCAACTTGTTTAAGAATATTTTTACTTGGACTATTTTTATTTCCAAACGCTTTGTTTAGTAGTGCCGATGTTCCTAATCCAACTAGTGCAGGAATTAACCCTTTGCTTAAATCTGCATCGCTATTCATAGCATTATCTAAATATCCGTGTGGGCTCGGAGTTGTATCATATCCTATACTTTGATCTGCCATTCCAGCTGGAGTGTCACCGCCAACGGTGCCGCTAGTATATTGCACAGCTTCGTATGCAACATTAATTGTGTTTTCATTAAAGTCGCTGGATCCGCTTTCGACAGATCCGTGATCCCATGCAGTTAGCAGTGGATTAACTAATGTGTATGCCACCCATTTTCTACGTGATAATTGATAGATTGTAATACTGTTAAAGAATGGTTTAGTTTTGCCTGTATTCATTCCGTAGTTTGGAACCCTAGCAAAATATTTATCACGAGATCCAAAAGCGCCATTTGCTGCTGGATTAAGTGGTGTTCCGGTAATAGTGTTAGCATCTTGGAAATAATATTTATAGTAGTCTTCTAATAATGCTCTAGTAACGCCAGTATTATCATCGTGAAATGCAATTCTACAATCTTCGTAATCAACTCTAGTTTGTACGTTCTTTTTACGATTGTATTGTTGCTTATTTTCTACGCTTGCTCTAAAACTTGGCAGGTCAGCACTCTTAACAAGTACGCCTATTTCTTTTTGGAATTTAAATGTATTTGATACTTCGCCCAACCCTATTTCGGGATTAGGAATAAAATTAACATGATACATAAACTTTGTTTTAGGTGTAAACGCAAAGTTATTTTGTGTGTAAATTTGGTTCGCATGACGTGCGTCACGCAAATGTGTTTCTGACTCAAGGTTGAATAGGAATGCATCTTTAAAACTCATACTAATATTTATCCTTATGCATTATCTGGGTATATAAAAGAAAAGCGAAGACTGAATTACCAATCTCCGCTCCTTATAGAAAATACCAACCTTAACTAATTGTATTAAACAGTAGTTCCGCCGATAGCTGAATTTACTGCTCTTGTAACTGCTTCGCCGATGCCTTCGAACGACTCGTCTGATCCAAACTGGATAGCGTTGTCATAACGAATACTTAGCGTAGTTGTTACTGCTTCGTTAGTAGCATAAGCTAGTGAGTTATAGTTTGCTGATTCTAAATAACAACCAACTAATTGGAAGCGGTCAATTACGTTTGCTCCATTAGCACCGTTGCCACCGTCTAGTATTTCAATTCTAGTTTGGAACTTGTAAGTACCACTTGATACTGCGCTTGACTGCTCGAAGAAATCGAACTGCTTTTGTAGCTGCTGTCCAACAACTTTTTGTACGTTGTTGTTTGCATCTTCGCGTAGTGTTAATGTAATTGGTTCCCATGTGTGCTTACCTGCAAGATATGTTCTTGAGTTATAAGCGTCAATAGTCATTTGCTCAAAACTAACGTTTGGACGAGTTACGTCTACTACTTGTCTTGAAACTTCTCTAGTACCATCTGGTCCGCCAGTAGTACCAAAACCATCTAGTAATACTCTAAAGCGATACTGTAACTTAGGCATCAATAATGATGAGTTTGATCCAGCACCTTCTGTAGGTACACTGATATTTTGTAATGTTGTAATTGGCATTCGTTATTCTCCTGTACAGTATTTATGCTTAAACAAGTGGGGAACTTTCCCCACTCATTATATGCGCATATTAACCTAGTGCTGCAATTTCGCCTGTGTTCTTAATTCTAAGCGGTATGTATATAAACTCAATAGCTTTTACTGGTTCAATAGCAATATCTAAGTATAACTCATTACGGTCTATTCTTGCTGGTGTGTTGTTACTTTCATCACACACAACTAGGAAGTCGTAAAGTGCTCTTAGTGCTACTAATTCTAGTAATAGCGCATCAGCTGCTGCTTTAACTTGATCTCTTGTGATCTTGTCATTTGGCTCAAACAAGTATGGCTTGGCTAACAACTCTAGCTGTCCACGTAAGTATACAGTTAGACGTGCTACGTTAACACGATCCAATGCACTTGCGTTTCTTGCACGAGTCTTTTGTCCAAATACTACAAGTCCTGCACCACTAATGAATGTGATCGGATTAATTGCATTTGAATAAAGTGTATCACGCTGTCCAGTGTTTAATGCTACTGACTTAAATTCGCCTTCACTAGTAATATAACCTGAACTTGTAGCATTACTTACACCACCACGTCGTGTTCCTGCTGGTGCAAACCAAGGGAAAGCAACCTGATCGTTTAGTATAATAGTACGTAGTGCCATATGACTTGGTGGAACAACAATGTTGTTTCCTGCGTTGTCACTTGTAAAGCCCGAACCGTAGTACATAGCCATGTATTCATCAAAGCTAACTGCGCCGTCGTCGTTATCTTCTAGTGCTAGTTTAACGTTAGTTGCCCATTCATTTAATGAAGTTGCATCTGGTGTTAAACGGAATGGTGTATCACCAACAACAAAGCCTGTTAGACGTCTGTCATAGTTTAGTGTGATCATTTCACCAATTAGCTCTGGATAACCAGGAGCAGCTAACAAGTTAAACTGACGACTTTCTTCGTCACGTATATCTTGGTTGTCATTAACAAGTGCTTGTAGTGCTTGTACAACACTCTTACGCTGTGCATGACGTCCGAAGCTACCTGAACCGTCTTCTTGGTTACCTGAATCAGTAACCCAACGATGTGGATAGTAGTCTTCCATTGGTTCATCCCCAAATGCAGTATTCAACGCAGTAATGTCAACATAATTGCGCTCGAAACGCTTAACATTAAATCCACTTCTACGCAAGTTCCATAGCAGCATACCTTTTGGATACAGTGCAGGATCTGGAGCGTCTGGATCTAAGTAATCACTTTCTAGCAATTCGCCGATTGTTGCACTTGGTGCGTCATCAATTGTTCCGCCTGTGTCGCCATAGCGTGCATCTGCAAACAATACTCCATTTTCTGTGGTTTGATCAGCTTTGTCAAGTAAAATCCATTCGCTTAATGTAGCGTTATATCTATAGATAGCTGGATAGTTTTCAACATCTGCTGTACTAACCCAAATATCGCCTTCTACAAGCGCATCTACGCCGTTTGATTGATTTGTAGGCGCTGTTGCTGCAACCTGCGGGCCTTCGGGGTTTGTGTCGCTGTAAGGACTGTTTGCATGATTTAGTCCAACCCAGCCGTTTTCGCCTGCGTGCACCATGATATCAACTTCATCAGTAACACTGTTGTACCATAATTGCTTGCTTGTTGCTAAACTTAATGGAACTGTTCCTGATGCTGTATATACTAGTGGCTTCCAGTTTGAAGCTACTAAACCAGCGTCGCCTGGACCAACATACAAGTTAGCTACTGTTGCTGCTGCAAAACCAAATCCTGCTAGACCACTGTCTGTGTCGACAAACTCAATCTCACCGCCTAGTTTATGCTGAATTACAACTTTGTTAGTTGCATCAACTAATGCTACAACGTTAACTAAGCCTTTAGCATTAATTGCTGCTGCTAGTAATTCTGCATCTGCACTTGAGTCAGCTGTTGTAACACTTACTGTTACAGGTGCTGTCATTGCTAGTGTGTTAGCTTTTGATTCTGATACTGTAAATGTATATGTAGTAGCTGCTGCAACGCCTGCTGCACCAATTACTGCGCCAGTTACGCTAGTTGCGCCTGCTGCTGCTCTTGAATAAACTTTGTAGTTTCCAATTGGGTTAGCAAGCTCGTCTACATTAACTTTTGCATAAAGTGCGCCAGCTAGTAAATTTGCACCGTTACCTGTTTTATCAAGTCCATATAGTGCAAGTGCTGGAGTAGTGTAAATTGGAGTAGTTACACTTGACCATAGCTGTGTAGCTGTACTATAAGCTTTAACACTTAGTTTTGCTCCGCCATTTGGAGTAGTTGTTTTAATCCAAACACTTCCTGTTGGTGCTGAACTTGTATCTGCTGTTTTAAATGCAGGAACTGCTGTATGTGCTGCTGCTTCTATTCTAGCCGAACTGTATGTGCCTGCTGTTAGACCTAACGCTGCTAATAATGCTGTGCCAGTTCCGTCTGCTATTGTAATGTTGCCGTCTGCTGTGCCGGCGCCTGCTCCGTCACTATCACTAGTAGCATCTGCATAAAATTCAATAGAACCATCAACTTGTGCCGCTGTAACGCCTGCAATACCTGCTGCGTTAACAATTGCAACGTATTGTGCAATAGTTGTTTCAGCTCCAGTAAATGGAACATCAGTAGTGTTAATAGTAATTGAATGACTACCCGCGCCGTTTGCTGTTAGATTTGGATTTGTTGTTGTCCCGCGTATCGCAGACCAACTTGCTTTCCATGCATTGCTACCTACTTCTACCCAAGTACCTGTATTAGTTACTCGTTGAGTAGTTGTTCCGTAGCCTGCTGTTTTGAAATACAAACGGTTCATTGTGTCGTTAGCGTCTATTGCATAATCGCCAATTGCACCAATTGATGCTTTTGGAGCTCCGCCAGCTACATTACCAACTAAGTCAGTTACTACTGTAAGTACTGTTGGGGCTTTTGCAGTAAATGCTTGTCCGCCTACAACTTGTACACTAGCGCCATTCCATTGTAGGATACCGTAGTTACTAGTTGAAGTATCAAACCAATGTGCGCCGTTTAGAGGCTCGCCGCCTGGTGCTGTTGCACTTGCAGTAAGTTCTGATGTGTCTAAATCTGCACGAACAACATATGCACGATTTGAAACGCCTAATGCAGAATAAGCAGTTTGTAAACCGTATTCATTAAGCTCTCCGCCGTGGATCATATTGCCATTGCTGTCACTGTAAAATAATGGATCGCCAAATGTCTCACCAAGCTCTCGCTGACTAGTGATCAAATATGGGTTGCCCGCATTTGCTTTTATTGTACCTGCTGCTGTTCCTGTGCCGCTACTTTTAGTTTTATTACTAGCTGTAGCAACAAAGATCATAGGTACCGTTCCAGCGGCTGATGGTGTGTAGAAGCTTTCATCAATTACGTTGACTTGTACTCCTGGTGATACTAATGCCATGTTGTTTCTCCTGTTGGATGGTAGTGTTCTCTATACAGTATTTATTACATTCGGAATAAAACACCTATCGAATACCTCCGAAAAAGGTACCAAAAAGGTGAGCTAAATACAATATGAGACCTTTATGCATATGCGGACAACATCCTGCGGCAATAAACTACCGCAAGGATGGCAAAACTTATTATAGAAAGAAGTGTGAACGTTGTTTACGTAATGGAGTGAGTCACGGAGTTCCGTTATGGAAGCAACGTGGATATGAAAAGAAAAGTGGCTGCGAAAAGTGCGGTTTTAAATCAAAGCACACTGAACAGTTTAATGTATTTCATATCGATGGCGATTTAAAAAATTGCCGACATAATAACTTAAAAACAATATGTGCCAACTGTCAGCGTATAACACAAAAAGAAGGGGTACGTTGGAAACAGGGAGATTTAACTCCTGACTTCTAAATGACTCATTAACTGATCTAAGTTAAACTTTAAATCTTCTAATGAGCCATTGTTGTCAATTGTAAAGTCAGACATCCATTGCTCTAAGCTCATTGAGTCGGTAGATTCAGCTTCTAGATGTATACTGCGATCAACCCATATACAGTAATCAAATACACCAGTATTTTGCATTGCAAAGAATTCACGCTTGTTGCGTAGCCCACAATAGATATCGTAAGCTTCAAACATCTCTCTGCCTAGAGTCGCTGCATCAGGAACATTATAATCACAAATAGCATTATACCATTCTGCTCTGTGATTATGCCTGTCAGCATAACACTCTTCCTCATTAGCATATCCATACTTTTCCTTTAGATCATTGTATATAAATTGTAGACTACAAAACTTTGAACTACTTTCAAAAGTGTATCCGTAATGGTCACGTAGCATTTCACACACAGTATCTTTACCATGTCGGCCATGGCCAATTACTAATAACTTGGGTTTTATCATCTAAATCTCCTAATGTTTAAATACATTATACATTAAAAATTAAGTGATGTCAACCGTTAATCGTAGTGTCCGCCTAGTACAGCAACAGTTGCTACTTCGTCATTTAAGATTTCTGCTTCTCTTGCTTCGTAAGCTGCATTAAAGCCTTCTTCGTGGATATAACTTTCGTTATTACCCCAAAGTCTTTTAAAATATGAATGGTAGGTTTTTTCGACATCTTCATCGGACCAACTTAGATCACAAAGGTGACCTTTGACTATCCAATTAAGTCTATTGGCTTCTTTTCTTACATACGGTGAACACATTGGACTCTCCCTGCTGTATTAGTATTTACAACAAGAGTAGAATGTTAGCGTAAACTTTGGTAGTTTTTAGCCGATTGTAAAGCCATAGCCTGTACCGCCCGCGACGGCCATTGCTACTTCGACTTCTAGCTTTTCCATTTCAGTCTGTGCTTCTGCTTTAAGTGTATCGCCATTTAGTGTTGATCCGCCTTGTGGACCAGCAATAGTAGCAAACTTTGAACGTGCTTCGCCTAGCATATATTTACAACTAGCTAATGTATAATCTTTAATCCATTGTACTGCTAGGTAGTCACTTAGCAATTCACTGTCTGGACGATAGTTATAGCAGTAAAGCAATAGTTCTTCTTCTGCTCTAGGACGCTGTAGTAGTGTAAGTTTTTTACTTGTGTTATTCCATTTAAATTCTATAAATGATCCAAACATTCTGCCTACTAGTTCTTGGTGTTGTGCAAACATATCGTATGTTGCTAGTCCGCCTAGCTTTGATCCTGATAGCAAATATGTGTTTGTGTATGCAGCGTTAAACGGTTCAAACACACTACCACTTGAACCACTACCTGCACGTGAACCAATACTACTGCGATATAATTTTCGAACTTCCATTATTTCATTTGGTAATACATAATCGTTTTGATCTATAACAGTTGTTAAAAACATATAGCTTTCTTCAACTGCATGGTCACTTCGCATTCTATAACGTGTTAATGCTTTTGTTAAGCCAGTTTGATAATGTATAGGATCAAGTTCAACATCAACCATGCCTCCGCCGAGGAATGTGTTAACATAATCGTATACTTCTTGTTTCTGTGTCGCTAATGTCATTATGAAGTTCTCCATTAGTATTTATCGTTCACGATAAATATGTATAACAATAGGAGAATGATTATCCCTCGCTTATCACTATACAAACCGGAACGCGGTAATGATTATTATTTCTTGGACAAACAGATCCTAGAAATGTTTACTATCGGCGGTACCGACATCAACATCCATAAGTTTCTTGGGGCAGAGAATCCTGCTGAAGGTTCAGGTACTGCTGATCAGCCTACGTATGATGCTGTAAAAGAAACTAATATACAAGACTTGCTATTTTTAGAAAATAGAGACAGAAAGTACGACCCAGACGTATATACAATGCGTGGCATTTATAATATTCAAGACATTGACTTTGATTTGTCTCAGTTTGGATTATTCCTAAGTAATGATACATTAATGTTAACTATACATATGAATAGTTCAGTTAAAGCATTAGGTAGAAAGATTATGAGCGGCGATGTAGTTGAGTTGCCGCACTTAAAAGACGAATATGCCCTTAATGATTATAGTGTTGCACTTAAACGCTTTTACGTTGTAGAAGATGTTAATCGTGCAGCAGAAGGTTTTAGTCAAACTTGGTTTCCTCACTTATATCGCTTAAAACTAAAGCAAATATACGATGGACAAGAATACGCGGAAATACTTGACTTGCCAGCAGAAGACGGCACTGATAATACACTACGTGATTTACTGTCAACGTATGAAAAAGAAATGCAAATTTCTAATGCTGTAGTTGCACAAGCAGAATCTGATGCACCTAAGAGTGGCTATGATATAAGTCATTATTACTCTATTGCTACAAATGCCGACGGCAGTGTTGCATTACAATCTGTAGACGATACAGACATAGATGTAAGCAATCTATTAGGTGTTGACGCGGTTAATGCCAAACCTGATAGAGAAGGTTACTCAGGTTACTTAGTAGGCACTGGGGATGTTGCACCTAATGGTGCGCCTTTTGGCTTTGGCATACAGTTTCCAACTAACAACGAAGACGGCGACTTTTTCTTACGCACAGACTTTTTACCAAATAGAATGTTCCGATATGACGGCGCACGTTGGGTTAAAGTACAAGACGATATTAGAATGTCACTAAGTAATACACTTGAAAGACAAACCCAGAAGTCTAGCTTTATTAACAATACTAAAACTAGTACCATCGATGGCGAAACAGTCACTGAAAGGCAAAGTCTTTCTAAAGCACTTAAACCAAGAGCGGATAATACATAATGCACATATATAAATGGACACAAAAAGAAACTGGTAAGTGCTACATTGGACAATCTATTCAAGAGCCTAATCAACGTAGATTAGAACATCTTTGTAATGCTAGACATAGCCCTAGAACTTATCATTTCGCTAATGCTATTAAAAAGTATGGCGTTGATATGTTTGACTGGGAAGTGTTGGATTATGCAAATACCTTAGAACAGTTAAATGACTTAGAAGAAAAGTATATTGCAGAATACGATTCAATTAAAAGCGGATATAACATTAGAGAAGGCGGTAATAATAAACTACATTCTGAAGAAAGTAAACAGCGTATGAGCGAAGCCCAAAAAGAAGCTCATGCAAGACGTAGAGCCAACGGTAGTGATACATTTAAGAAAACACGTTTCACATCTGGTTGGGAGTGGAGTGAAGAACAAAAAGCAAAACTATCAAACCGTGCTACACAAAAAGGCAGAACTTGGAAACTTGTTGACGGTAAACGTACTTGGATGGAGACAGTATAGTGAACCATTTTTATGATGGACAAGTAAGAAGATATCTTACGCAGATGATGCGTATTTTAGCAAACTTTCCTGTACAAGACGGAAAAGGTGTGCAGAAAGAAGTGCCTGTTACTTATGGTGATTTAACTCGCCAAGTAGCAAACATTATTAGAGACAACTCAGAAAACAAGTTGCCTAGTGCGCCTCGTATTGCTGTTTACTTAACGGGATTAGAGTTAGACAAGGATCGACTAACTGATTCAACATACACACGTAAAACTAATATTAGAGAACGTGCATATGATACGGATGCAGGAGAGTATTTAAATTCACAAGGCAAGAACTATACAGTTGAACGGTTAATTCCTACTCCGTATATGATGCGATTAAATGCAGACATATGGACATCAAACACTGATCAGAAATTACAGTTGTTAGAGCAAATACTTGTATTGTTTAATCCAAGTTTGGAAATGCAAACTACTGATAACTTTATTGATTGGACTAGTATTAGTGTTGTTAATTTAGAAAACGTAACATGGTCTAGCAGAAGTGTTCCAGTAGGAATTGATAGTGAAATAGATATTTGTACAATTACATTTAGCATTCCTATCTATATCAGTCCGCCTACTAAAGTACGCAAGATGGGTGTTATTACAAATATTATTACAAGTATGTTTGACGAAACTTTAGGAACAATCGAAGGTGGCGTAAGCAAGCCTGTACTAAATGCATACGATGATATTCCAAGAGCAGGAGTTACCGAAGGTGATTTTGGCAGAGTAGCACAATCTGATACAGCAACACAAATGGCTAATGTTAATTACGCTACATGGGGTGCATTTGTTGACGGTAACTCTGTACAGTTGTTCTCAAATGGCATAGTTGGTACTAAGAACTGGAGAGAGATCTTTGAAGCATTGCCAGGTATGTATGCTGCTGACGTAAGTCGTGTATACTTTACTAACCAAGACAATGCAAGTACAATTACTGGCACATTTACACTAAGTCCGTTTGACGAAGGTAAGATACTTATTAATTGGGATACTGATAGTTTTCCAAGTGATACTGTAATAGCAGCTCGAACAAGTATTGATTATATCATCGATCCAACTAACTACAATCCAAGTGCTATTAAAACAAGCGGTGTGCGCTTATTACTATTAAATGACGTCGGCGATGCTACTGCTACACAATCACCAGTTGCGTGGCAAAACACAGATACAAGTGCATTAGTTGCAAGTGCAAACGATATTATTGAATGGAACGGTACTAAGTGGAATATTGTGTTCGACGCAAGTGCTGCAACAGAAGTTACATACACTACTAATTTAAATACAAGTGTGCAATACAGGTTTAACAATAACGAATGGTTATTAAGTATTGACGGCGATTATCCAGTTGGCACATGGAGAGTTGAACTAGCAGGCTAATTATATGTATGAACGATATGATTACTTGCAGTGGAGCACTGTTTTACACCTTAGATACAAATAGATTTTTATTCCTTCACAGAGCGCAAGGTAAGCGTAATAATCTGTGGGGCCTTGTCGGCGGCACTAACGAAGGTGCAGAGACACCATTTGAAGGGTTAAAAAGAGAAATTGAGGAAGAAATTGGATTTCTGCCTGCGATTAAGAAGACACTTCCTTTAGAAAGCTTTATTTCTCCTGATAGTAGATTCTACTTCCACACATACCTTTGTGTTATCGAAGAAGAATTTGTTCCTAAGCTTAATATCGAGCATGACGGGTATGCTTGGTGCAGCTTTAACAAATGGCCCAAGCCATTACATCACGGACTACGCAACACACTCCAAAGTAAAGTTAACTTAACTAAGTTAGAAACTGTTTTTAAAACAATCAATTTACTTGACAAATAACCTAAAAGATAGTATAATAACACTATGAAAGTATTAGTTCTCGGCGATGTAATAATCGACAAATATATCTATGGCGCCTCAGAACGACTAAGTCCTGAGGCGCCTGTGCCTGTGGTTAAGTATCAGCGTAAAGTTGAAACACTTGGCGGAGCAGGACTTGTTTATGAAAACTTAAAAAGCCTAGGTGTAGATGTAACACTGTTTGAGACTGGGCAACCTAGTAGTATTAAAACTAGAGTAATTTGTGACGGACATTATGTTACACGCATTGACGATGACAAACGTGCAAGCGGTAACGCAGTATTAGCTGATGTATTATCTAATGACTTTTCGCAATACGAATATGTAATACTCAGTGATTATAACAAAGGTGTATTAGACGAGTCGCTTGAAATTATCGAACACATTAACAAATTTAATTGTAAAATAATTGTAGATCCTAAAGAACATGCAAATCAGTATAAGGACGCATGGCTAGTAAAGCCCAACTACAAAGAGTTTGACGAGTTTGGATTTACGTTTTGGCAAAGTAATATTATTACAACTAAAGCCGGGGACAATGTTGTTGCTACAATAGACAATATAAATTACAATATTCCAGTTGAGCCTGTAGAAGTATCAGATGTCACAGGTGCAGGAGATTGTTTCCTAGCCGCATTTGTATATGGATTAACTAAAAATTACAATCACAAACATTGTTTAGAACTTGCTATTAAAGGTTCTAGAGAAGCAGTTAAACACGTAGGCACACACACGCTCACTGTAAGCGATCTTGAAGAACGCATAGTGTTTACTAATGGATGCTTTGACATACTACACACGGGTCACTTTGAGCTACTAGCTGAAGCAAAATCGCTTGGTGATAAACTAGTTGTAGGTATTAATAGTGACGCAAGTGTTAAAAGACTAAAAGGTGAAAGTCGTCCAATCAATAATCAAGCTATTCGAAAAGAACAGTTAGAATCGTTGCCCTGGGTTAGTGAAGTAATTGTGTTTGATGACGATACTCCATATGAATTAATTAAAAAAATAAAACCGAACCTAATTGTAAAAGGCGGCGACTATACAGTCGAAACTGTAGTCGGACACGAGTTAGCACCTGTGCATATTGTGCCTACAGTAAAAGGGTATTCTACTACACAAATAATAGAGGCAAGCAGATGAGAATACTAGTTACAGGACACGAAGGGTTTATTGGTAAGAACATTGCACAATACTTGCAAAGTCAAGGACATGAAGTTGAAGGGTGGGAATGGGAACCAGGAGTACTTCCGCATACCGAAGGTTATGATTGGTGTATACACTTAGGTGCTATTAGCTCAACTACATATACTGATGTTGATCAAATACTAGAACAAAATTTTGAATTCAGTGTTAGACTTGCACAAGTATGCGAAAACTTTGGCACTAATTTCCAATACGCATCAAGTGCAAGTGTGTACGGTCCTACAACACACTTTACAGAAGACGGACCATTGCTTCCACAAAGTCCCTATGCTTGGAGCAAGTATTTGTTTGATAGATTTATTAATCAATACAAAGACGAGTTTAAAATTAAGATTCAAGGCTTTCGTTATTTTAACGTATATGGGCAAGGTGAAGAACACAAAGGTGAGCAAGCAAGTCCATACACTAAGTTTACGCAACAGGCAAAAGAGAACAATGT